TCTCTGCCCCCTAACGTCCAAACCACCATGATCTACCCAAATCTGCCTGACCGCCGTGCCGACGCCACCGACGCCCTGCAAGCCGCCTTCGACCAAAGCGGCAAAACCGGCGAGTGCGTTGTCTTGAGCGGTTTCTACCGAACCAGCCGCACCCTGTTCCTCCACGGCGCCAACGTCGTCGGGGTGCAACCTATCAACCGCTCCATGAACTACGGCGCCGAGCACTACAACATCATCGGCAACGCCACCATCCACGCCGTTCACGGGTACCCGGTGATCGTAGCCGAATGCCATCCGCAATCGTACCGTGCGCCGGTGCTGCAGAGCTTGGTGCTGGTCTGCTATCACCAGTCCAACAAAGGCCAGCGCACCGTCGTGGACACGCCATGCATCCAAGTGAAGTCCGGCGTTGGGAAGTCTCCACTCGTGGCGCGCAACCTCATCATCGACGCCGCCGGCGTGGGCATTCTATTAGAGGCCAACACCGGCCAGCACATCTTCGAGGACATCATGATCAAGTCCTCTCGGACCGCCGGCATCCGCACACTGTCCAACCACACCGTTGTCGACAGCTGGTTTCGGTCCATCTACATCACCGGCCTATCGCACCCGGACTACACTGACGCCACCAAGACCCCTGTTCCGCCCACACCGGTTGGTATCGACGGGATACCAGCGTCGTCGTGTTTCCACGACCGCACGTTGATCGAGCATTGCGACCTCGGCATCCGAACCGGCACAGTGTTGAACCAGCACTTCGCCGACCTGTTCATCGACGACGTACTGCGCTCGGGCATCGAGGTCAACGACGCCTACACGGCCAAAGACTACCTCAAGGCCATGACCATTCAACGCCTGCACATGCAAACGGGTACGGAGGCGGGAGCCCGAGCACCTTGGTTGTTCAGCGGGCGTGGACCTGGTAAACCTACCGTAGCCATCAGTAGCGCCCACTACAGCACGCGTGGCGCAGGCACTTGGACGGACCCTAAGATCCGCCCGGCGCAGGTTCAGTGGGTGTGATTGTTCTAGAGGAGCAACTGTATGACAACCGACACCCCGCGCACAGATGCCGAAGAGTACACACAGGACGACAGCAACCCACCTGAAAAACTCGGTTTGGTCGACGCTGGTTTTGCCCGCCAACTCGAACGCGAACTGAATATTGCCAACGCCCGCATTTTACAACTAAAAGAAGCCGGTGGTGCATTGTGCCAACAACTCAAAGATGAACGCAGTGATTGGAGCGACTGGACAGAACAAACCCGAGAGGCCATCGAAAAATGGACAAACGTACTATAATGCCCACCCTCATCATCCACGAGCCCTCCCGGTTCGACCGTTCGAACAACACGCCGTTCTGCTCGACCGCGGGCGAGTGGTTCTTGCGTGAGCTGGACAAGTACGACAACGGAAACCGCACGGTGCTGTCGCTGGAACAGTTCCAACGCCTTGGCGGTTTCCGTTGTCCCGACGTCGCGGGTTTCACACACATCCTTGCGGTTGGTGACAAACCGCGTGTTGCAACCATCGGCAACCGGATTCCACCCGGCTACGCGATCACCAAGTTGAACGGCGCGAGGTTGCTCGCCACGTTCGACCCGCAGGTCGCACACGATTTCCAACACGAAGACGACGACGAGGACGATGGCGAGGACCAGAGCAACAAGGACATCACGGCCACGCGGCACGCGAACTTCCGCTACTGGATTCAGGTCCACATCGACAAACTATTCAACCCGCGGCCGGTTGAACCGCAACCGGCGTTCCTCGTCAAGCCCACCCTAGCACCTGTCACACAATGGCTACTCGAACTCTCCAACTCGTTCCTCTACCTGGACATCGAAACCCGTGGCGACTTCGCGCTGCACTGCATCGGGATAGCTGGCGAGACCGGTCCGATCTACTGCGTGCCGTTTTGGCTCTACAATGGCGCACTCGCCTACGAACAGAAACAACTGTTCGCTTTCTGGCGCGCACTCAACATCGCCGCGAGCCGTAACACGTTGGTGATTCACAACAGCATGTTCGACCTCGCCGTGTTGTGTCACCAGTACCGTTTCATCGGTGCACGACGTGTCTACGACACGATGATCGCGCAACACCGCATCGCGCCCGAGGCGGAGAAGTCCCTCGCACACTGCATCGCGCAACACACGGAGATGCCGTTTCACAAGGACCAGTTCGTCCATCCGAGCAACCCGACGCAACAGGACCAGCTCTGGCAGTACAACTGCCGCGACGTGTGGGCCATGCGGCTGATCAGGCGCGAACAGGTTCGTCTTGCGGAGAAGTTTCCCGGCATGCTCGACTCGATCAACGAAGGCAACAAACTCGTGTTCCCGTTGTTGGTCAACAGCCTGCGCGGGTTGGCCGTGAACGAGGCTAGGCTCAAAACCGAGATCGATCACGCCCGTCGCGTTTGCGAACAGTTGTACCGAATCCTGCACATCCTTGTGGGCTACAAGATCAACGCCGGCAGCTGGCAACAACTCGGTGTCTACTTGTACGACCAGATGGGCTACGCCGTACCGTTCAAATCTGAGACCGGAAACCGGAGCACCAACGTCAAGGCGTTGTACAGCCTGCTGGTCAAAACCGCCAACCCGGCGATCAAGGTGATCCTCAAACTCCGCAAGGCGCAGAAACTCTACAGCAGTTTGAACTTCAAACCCTACCACGGAATACCATGACCCTCATCCGCCCCATGCTGTGCCGCAAGGTGTCGTCGCTCGACGAGATCGACACACCGAGTTGGCTGAGCCCGAAGCTCAACGGAATCCGCGCCACGTGGCACCCACAGTTCGGGTTGTTCCAAACCAAACACGGCAAGTTCTGGCCGTCGTGGATGACCACGTTGATCTGGCGCCACCCTGACCACTACCCAACCGCCTACCTCGACGGCGAGTTCCTGTTGCCGAACTTGCAAGACCTCGGCTCCGCGATCGGCGTGAACAGGCACAAACCCGGACCGCAGGCGGAAGACGTGACGTTCAACGTGTTCGACGTTGTGGCGGAAAGCAGCACCGCAGGCGAACGGATCGCCTATCTCAATAACGTCGTCCTTCCTCGTCTTGGTATCAGTCGTACTAAGATCGTCCAACACGGGCTGGTCTACGACACCGAACAGGTTAAAGCCTACGCGTTGGCGCATTCGCACCACGAAGGCATCGTCGGTCGGCCACGCGACTCCCGCTACCTCGAAGGCAACAAGCTGGTCTGGAAGGCCTACAAGTTTCAAACCGACGAGGAGGTCACAATCGTGTCCTGCCACGAAGCGGTTGGCAACCTCGCCGGAATGCTCGGCGGTTTCACGGTGCGACGCGGCAACGACGTGTTCGACGTTGCGTGTTCAGCGTTCACACACCCACAGCGGCAGACCTTTTGGATCCAACAAGACTCTCTCATCGGCAAACAACTGACAATCCGTTATCCGTACAAGTCAACAACCAACGTCCCGTTGCAAGCCCAATGCGTTGCGATCCGGGACTACGAACAATGAACTCCAATGAACGTACTCAACTCCCAATCCTCGGTGCCCTCGTCCACGCCCCCGTCCTCTACAAAATCCTCGGAGTCATCCGAGAAGGATATGACACAATCTTCCTCGGCACCTGCGAACTCAACGAGTTCGAAAACGCCATTTACGGAATTACGCGTAAACAGTCCTTCGACATCAACTCCCGGTTCAACGGTGCTCGGATCATCCCCGTCGTCTACGCCAACTTCTTCGCCGTGTGCAAGTCTGCTGATTTTCACTCCATGGACTAAGGTCGAACGGTCGTGGGAAATCACCAACATCTTGAACTCGGAGGGCATCACAACGGTCAAGCTGTTCGATGCAACGCTGTACTACCGCCACGGCCACCCGTACGGCGTGTTCGTGAACGGAGAGTACTGGCTCGACCGTCGGATCGAGTTGAACGTGACCATCACCGACGAAAGGTCGTTGGCCGGACCGAACTTCCCTGCGCGTTCGCAGGTTCGTGACGGAGCGAAGTTCTACCACACGATCAACAAACGCGAGTACACCTACGACGACAAAACCGGGAAGTGGAAATGAAACTTACCGAAGAACAGAAAGACTTGCAGCGAATGGCACTGCAGCGAAAGGCAGTGTATCACTGGGAACAAGCGCGTTGGGCTTCTTATTACTACTTGTTCGAAGCTAAAACACCAGAACACAAGGAGCGCTTGCTGCGTCGCGCCCAAGGTCATCGCATCGAGGCATTACGTTGGGCAGCAAAATCAGACCGCTACAACAAACAAACATGTCCATCTACTTCACAACCAGTTGGAAGCCAACCGGCACCAAATCCTTCCGGCTCGCAGCCAGCCAGTTCGTGATCGACAAGTCCGGCGGCAACGCACAGAACCCGGACAAGCTGTTCATGACGTGTGTCGAACCGCGTCCGGGCAACGTGTTCGTGCAGGCCGACCAGTCCGGTGCTGAGGCGTTGATCGTCGCCAACGAGTGCCGGGCTGGTCGGTTTCGGTCGTTGTTCGACAACGGGATCAAGCCGCACACGTACATGGCGTTACAGATCTTCCGCGAACAGCTTCGCGGTGAACACTCGGCTGACCGTTATTGGGCCGCCGATCCGGCAGCGCTTGTCAAACTCCCGGAGTGGTCTGCGTTGAACAAGCGCATCTCGAAGTCCAAGGAGTGCGAACAAATGTACTTCCTTGGCAAGAAGGTCATCCACGCTAAGAACTACGACATGAAGTGGAAGACCTATATCGACAACGTGTTGGTCACATCGCACGGCGACATCGTGTTGTCGGCCGCCGAAGGCAAGTACCACCTGAACACGCACGAAGTGTTGTTCCCTGAGATCCTTGAACAGCAGGAACGGGTGAAGACCGAACTCCACACAACCCGGATTCTGCACAACCTGTTCGGCCATCCGCGTCGGTTCGAGAAACGGATGACGGCCGACATCGAACGCGAAGCCCTAAGCTTCATCCCGCAGAGCACGGTTGGAGAGATCACCAACCGTGCTTGTGTAACACTCCAAAACTACATCGACGACACTGGCAAAGCCGGACGCTGGCATTTCGCCAACAACAAGCACGACAGTTTGATGGCCGAAGTACCTGCGGAGGACGGCATGGAATGTGCTAAACTGCTGAACTCCCTGTTGTGTGTCAAACTGACCTCCACAACAGGGATAACCTACTACATGAAATCAGAGGTCGCCATAGGCAAAAACTGGGGCAAGTATGACGAAGAGCATAACCCTGACGGCATGAACGAGGTGAAGATATGAACGTACCTACACTACGCATGCTGGGCGACATGATTACTCGTCACCACTACAACTCGTATCGTCCGCTGGACAACGACAAGCTGCGTTGGGTAATGCACCCAAAAACGGAGTACAATATTGCACAAGCATTCATGGGACACGGCTGTAGACACTTTGTGTCTAGTGCAAACAATAACCAACTACTAGACATCGCCGTGATCTACGACACCAAAATGCCGGAGAATGCGGTTCAACTATATGTCAACACCCAAACTTGATAGGTTTCAGCCACCCACATATGAAGAGTGCGCCATCGCACAACGCGACGATCTCGACCGTTGCGAAGAGTGCGGCCGGAAGCTTAACTACGACGGTGAGTGTTCGGTGTGTGATCGAGAGGACGAGGACGAATCATGACCAACTCCCAACGCTGGAACCTAGTTTGCCGCGACCTGCCCAGCTCACAACAGTGGATCGACCTGGCGTTGTTGTCTCTAATCTCGGCCGCGTTGGAACGTCGTGTCTGGTTCGGTGACAAGGGTCGCGAGCTGTACTGCAACTTGTTCGTGACCTTCGTAGGTCCAGCCGGTTTCGGCAAAACCATTGCGGCGAAAGAGGTGTTGCGCGTTCTGGAGTTGGTCAAACCGCCCAAGGAGTGGAACCGGTTCGAAATGGACCGCACGCGTTCGCGGTTGGAAGTACCGAGCCGGTTCTACCTTGGACCCGACACCACGACGTTCGAAGGCCTGCTGGCCGACATCGCCAAGGTGCAAAGCCACTTCGTGTTGAACGGGGAGAAGGTCGCACAACGCCCGTTTGTGTTGTTGATGGAAGAGTTGTCGTCCATGTTCCGCCGCGGACACGAACAGATCCCCAAAGCGTTCTTGTCGTTTTACGACTGCGGCGACTACATCTACACACCCAAGAACGCCGAGGCGGCGATCATCCGCAAACCGGCGGTTGTGTTGTTGGCCGGCACGACAATCTCGTTCCTACAAGAAGCCAACAAGTTCGGCATCTTCGGCGACGGGTTGTCGTCGCGCATGATCTGGTCGTACGACAACACGATCCGCACAGCGATCTTCGACCAGGGTGCTCTGGACGGGGAACAACTCGCCGCGCGTGCGAGCCTTGCAAACTGGGTCGACAACCTGACCCGCGTTGTTGGTAAGTTGACCTACGCGCCGCGCACTGCGCAGATGCTGCAGATCTGGTACGAGAGCAAGCACATCCCCGAGCTGAAAGCCGCGCCCACGTATCTGCAAGAGTTCCTCGCGCGCAAACCGGTACACCTGCGAAAGCTCGCCGCGTGCATCCACTTCTTGCGCGACACGTCGTTGGAAATCGACCACGCCGCGTTCGAAGAAGCCCTACACTTGTTGGACCGGATTCAGGCCAACCTCGTGTTCCTGTCGGTCATCGGTCGCAACGAGCTTTCTGGCATGCAGGTTGCTGTCTACCAGAAGATCAAACGCGACAAGCGCATCGCGTTCGCCGAACTGTTGTCTTGGTTCGCGGCGGACTTGTCGATGCGCCAAATGCAAGAGATTCTCACCATGCTAACCGCGATGGGCAAGATCGTTCAACGCGTTGACACCAGCATGGGTACGAGGCAAGAAGTTTATGAGTACATCCGTTAAACACCAAACCACATGAACGTTACAACCGAAGAAACCGTATCCCCGTTCGCACCTCCGAGTGCAACACCCGCCGTGTCGATCAACCCGATCGACTTGGTCGCACAGTTCCACACCAAGTTCCGCGTGCCGAAGAAGTTCAGCGACTTGCGCGCGAAGCTCATCGCCGAAGAGTTGACCGAACTCAACCACGCACTCAACGGCGACGACCGCCGGGAGATCCTCGACGGCATCCTCGACGTGATCTACGTCACGGCCGGAACGTGCGTCGTGTTGGGCGTTCCGAAGTTCGAACCCCAAGCCGCGTACGACGAAGTGTTGAAGCAGTTGCCCACGATCAAAGGCGAGCTGTCCGTGCTCCGCGCGCAGGCGTCGATCTACCTGACCACGAACGCGCAGCAGTTCAGCTACACGGCGGCGAAGGACTACCTCAACAACCTGTACCAGTTCTGCGTGTTCCTCGCGCGTGAACTTGGACTGGAAATCGACGACAACTTCTTGGCGGTGCACAACAACAACATGGCCAAGGTGTGGCCGTTGTTGGACGCGAACAAGTTCGTCGACTCGAAGGCCGACGACGGCTACACGTTGGAGGAGCTGCCCAACGGCATGGCTATCGTGCGCGACGGCGGAGGCAAAGTCGTCAAACCGCGGAACCACCCGAAGCCGGAGTTGAGTGTATGAAGTGGTACAGTTTGTGCTAATCGTGTTTTGTCAGTAGTCAGTTGTCAGTGCGCGCGTAGCGCGCCTGCACTAAACAGGCCAGTAACCTGCCGATCTATTGACAAGACCAAAATGACATACGCACAAGCTAAGCGCAACATCGAAACACTCCGCAACCCAACATCCAGAATGGAAGCCTACGGTTCGTCCCACTGGGTGGTATTGTTCTTCGACAACAAAGATAGGGTCTTTCGCGCCTACGACGCGAAGGACCCTATTTCGTGTTTGGACTCCGTGACCCGGAATCACCCGACCTACGAGTACGTGGTCGCGAAGGGCATGCCAACCGCAGGTTCTGCGGTTGAATGGGCGAAGGCCTTTCGGCTCGTTGCGGATCTAACGCCCGAACTGCTCACCCTCCTCGAAACCGGCCGCGTTGCCGACAAACAGTAGTGCCAGTAGTGCGTCCGTAACCAACTTACAAGCTACGCGCGCTACGCGCGCCCTTTACCACTGACCGCCGACATGAAACTCATCATCGCCACACCCGCTTCGCCGCATCCGTGTTTTTTCACGAAAGACCTGACGGACCCCGAGGCACAGAAGTACCTCGGGGACCTTCAGATGAAATACGGAACACCTTATCGACTGCTCCGCATGGACCTCGAAAAGGTGTTCCGGCAGTTACACCAACTCGGCGCAACCGTGCCGTCTATAGATCAGGGACAAACTGTCGAGCCATGTCCGACTTCGCAGAGTTCAACGCCTGCCGCATCGCCGCCTCCGACGCCCGGCGTTTGAGTTCTTCATCGCCGAACACGGACCTCAAATAGCTGGCGTACCGAACCGCACCCAGATCGTCATTTCCGTCCAACGACGGGAATAGGCGGTCTGGGTTTCTTGCTAGCGACTCCAGCTTGTCCTTGAGCAGATCGGGACGTGTCTTGTACTTATCGACATAACGTTTAACGAGGATGTCCAACAACTCCGTCGCTTGAACCATGTCAGCCGTCTGCTTGAACTCCTTCTCCTTCATGCCGATCGCCGGGTTCGGCGTTGCCGGGTTGCGTTGACCCTGCTTGTCGTTGACCAACTGTTCGTACACGCTGCGGTCGCGCAAGTCGGACTTCCGCTGCAACTCATCCTTCATCGCAGGCAACTGGTTCATGAGTGCCCGGCCGGTTTGGAACATGTTGCTCAACATCTGCTTGGTCAACACGCCAGCGGCATCGATCGGATCCTCGCCCGCGTTCAGCGCCTCGATGTACGACACGCCGGCGTTGACGAGGTCCTTCAAGAACACTTCGTTACCGGCCACGAACACGAGGTTATGAGCCGCATTCCCTGCCAACAACTGCGCCGCTTGGTTGGCCAGCGTTGAGTACATACCGGCCACGCCAGCCAAGTTGACCGCGTCAGTCAACCACGCCGCCCGTTGGCGTAGGTGCGACTCGCCCGTCATCTCGTCGGCCGTACTGATCTCGCGCCACGTTGGGCCGGCTTTGCGCTTGTTGACAAACTCGTTGAGGAACTTCGTCAACGGCACTGTGATACCTGCGGCTGCGGCCAAGCTCATGATCAACGGACCAGGGTTCCCATTCGCCGCCGGTTTGAGCACATCCTTGTAGAACGTGTTCGACTTCTCGATGTTCCACTTGAACACGGAAAACAAGTCCTCAAACGTCTTGTTGCCGCTCCAGATGTACGTCGGCAACTCGCGCGCGTCGTACGTGCCCTCGATCGCGCTGGTCAAAGCGAGGGTCAACTTCTCACCCGCGTGTGGTGCGGTTGGATCAACACCCAAACGGCGCATACCGTCGACGTCGTTGTCGGCCAACATCTTCGCCGCACGGATTTCGGCCTGTGCCGTTGACAGAACGCGGCTGGCCTCTTCAAGTTTGCCACGTCCACCCCACTTGCCGATGGCGTCGGCCGCTTGACCGAACAGCTCCGCAACGCGGTCGGTGCTGTACGTGTTGTCCGCGTACGCGAGGTCGGACTGCGAACGGCGAAAACCGCCGCGCGCAATCGCGCGTTCGAGCACGTCGTTGTAGTTCGAACGCACCTCGTTGAACGCACGCAACGGAACCGATACGTCGTTGCCTGCGTACTTGAACATTTCCGTCGGGAGCTGCAACACGTTGCGCACACCGGCAACGGCCGCCAACTTCATGCTTGACGCCATGCGCATCGCTTGATGAACACGTTGGTTGAACGGGTTTTCACCACCAACGTCGCGACCACGGTAGGCCGTCATCGCGTGCACGACGAACGGGTCCTCCTTGATGTTGGGTACATTAGGGATCGGAGTTTGCTGACCGTTCAACCCAACACCGTACGGTTCTTCAACGTTCTTGTAGAACGCGAAGTCCCTCGCGGTTCGGCGACCGTAGGTTGTCAACGCGCGAACGGCATCGGCTTCGCGGATCGGGATGACCTCGCCGTTGACCGTCACGCTCGCCGGCAAACCGAAGCCAGCCTCTTTGCGCAACGGGCCAAAGTGCGTTGACAGGTCTTGGTCAGGCTCGCTACCGCGCAACCCGTCCACGTAGCTGCGCGCCTGAGTAGCAGCCTCTTGTTGGGCTTCGAGCAATCCCTTGCTCGCGACGATCTTAGGGTCGACCCAGTGGTCCGCGATGGCCTTTTCGATGGCGTGCGATTCCGCGCTCGACCCTTTGGTCGTAAGCCAATGCTTCGCAACAGTGCTGATATTTTCCGGTTCATAGTATGGCCTCGGTTTGATGACCCTCGGACCGCCCTGCGCGTTGACCTCGTTCGCGATGCCGGTGTAGTGCGCGTCGAGTTTGTCACTCAACGCTTTCTCCTCCGGCGTGAACGCTGGCGCACCAGTTTTGCGGTACCACTGAACGCGCTTGGCGCGCACGTCGTCGATGATTGCGCGTTCGTCGGGAGTGAGTTGTTCGGTAATGTCACGTGCCCATTTACCCTCGTAGAACGAACGATCGTTGAACGCCCGCCGGAACGCGAACTCAACTTCGGGATCGCTGATCCGGTCGATCGTGCTGAACCCTGCGCCTTTGCTGTACTTCGTGCCACCGAAACTGTACGGTTCGCCCGTGGCGCGACGAGCGGCGGGTACATCGATCGGATACAGCCTTCCGGTTGCGGTTGTTTTCGGCGTACCGTCTGGGTTCTTGAGGATGAGGTCTTCGCGATGACGGCGTCCTGTTATGTCAAATCCATTTTCTGAATATCCCTCAGATGCATTCTTATGCTCCCCAAAGCTAATGTCCTCGCCGGGATGACCAGTAAGCTCGGATGCAATGCGGTGTAGCTGGCCCTTCTTAGCGTCATAGTTGAAACGCATGCCGCCTTCTTGACTTATACCTACTGGTGCTTCACGTTTAACCTTTGCAATAGCTTCACTGTATCTGTCGTTACCAGTCCTACTCTGCGACGACATTTCACTAGGAGAGATAAACCCTTTCTGGCGCGTCTCAGGAAGCCAGCGACCGTCTTCAAACTTAACACGGCCGGTAAGCGTCCACACTAGTGCGTCTTGCGTTCCAACATTGTTCATTACTAGGCCTGCAAGCCCAGGCGCATCGTAAATCCCGGGCTGAGTTGACGCACTCTGGTCATGCATCTCCGTCAACATCGCTGTCTCCGCGTCGCTAACCGCGATGTGCGTTGCGCCCTCTTTGCGCGCTTGGTCGATAGCGGCCTTGAGGATTAGGCGGTTGTAGTCGGCGAGGAGAGGGTGATCGGTAGCTTGCAGTCTTTCAAGACGAAAATCTCCTGGCTGATAGCGTTCAGCGATTTTACGTTTTTCTCGCATCTCCTGCCCCCAACGGCTCTGCGCCTCAATCACGTGCGCAATTCGCTCCCCGTTCGGACCGGTCTCATACTGGATCGCGGCCCAACCTAGCGTGTTCGGCAAGTTCTCATGGAGGTTGTCTTGCTTCCATTGAATGCGTGCATCATCAGGCACACCACTCTGAGGATGTTCACTTGGAATCACCACATCCACCCGTTGCAAATTCCTCTTGCCCTTCGTAGCCGTCCACTCAGGCATCGGACGGTCGACCGGACGCGGCGAGATAGAGTTGTAGTAGGTGGTGGCGGTGGGCTCATCTGGTCTAGCAGCCTCCCGAGCTATTTCCTGCCCTAGCTCTTCAAACCTCTTTGCGCGATCCCACTCAGCTCTAGACACTTCCATGACCACGTCTCGTCCATTACCTCCATGGTTGTAGTAGTGTACACGATAGACTCCACCAACTACTTCAGGCACAAAGGAGGGAACTTTACCCATCGCATCATACTCCCCGTGCAACTTATCATACTCCCTCTTCGCCGCACTCACCGGTCGGTCCATCCCGTAGTTCTTGACCTCCGCCCGCGGCCCGTTAGCCCTAAGCCAGTCAGCCGCTTCCTTGGCGTTGACCGTACCCTTCTCGTTCGCCCACTGGACAAACGGTTTGAGCAACTCCTGTTCGACCTTCGGCAGCTTGGCGATGCGACCCACAAGCACTGACGACGGAACGTTACCGGCCTTGTCCAGTTGGACACCAAACGGAGCGCCGCTGCGCAACTCCTTTTCGGTTTGCGTTGCGAACGTACGGTCCTTGAACGGGTCTTCCGTGGACGGCGTATCCATGGTTCCACGACTGTACTGCGGCTGATCCGCATAACCGCCCAACGCGTCGTGTTGGAGCTGTTGGTTGACTTCGAGGTCTGACAGTCCTTCGCCGCGAAGCTGGTCGATGTACTGACGTAGCTTGGGCTCAGTTTGCTTGAGCCCGTTCAAACGCCACCGCGCTTTGGCCTCAGTCCAAACGGTGTCTTCGTGGTTGGGGAACTCGGCGCGGAGTTCGGCGACGCGTTCAGAGAGCAGTGCAACCGGCTTGCGAGGCAGGTTGGCCTCCTCCTCACTTCGCACCTTAGTGTCGGCCGGTTCGCCAAACTTGGCTTGGAAGTTGGGCACGTAGGTGGGCGGAGGTCCAACCGGTTCAGGCTTCCGCATGCCGGACGCAACCTCATCGTCGGTCAACGCGCGGTACGTAACGCCACCGCCCTTGCGGTCCGGGCTCGCGGCGAGCATGTTGCCGAGTTGGCGCAGCACATCCGCTTTGTCGCCCTGACCGCGGAACACGCGCCACGTTGCGCCGACGTCTTTCCAGAAACCCCAGTCCTTCGCAGCAATGCGTTTGAGCAACTCAACACCTCCGTGCCGGGCCACAAACTCCTGCGGCGTGAGGTCCGGTTCGGAGGCTACGGCGGCGAGATACTCCGGGTCGTCCTTGAGTCCGGCCTCGAACTTCGCACGTTGTTTCGCGTCGAACCGGTCCCACGCGACGTGGGTCGCTTCGTGGGCCAACGTGTCGGCGCGTTGCGTGGTCGCAGTCACGGCCGGCGGAACCTCAACAACTCCATCCGGCGTTTCGACCTTCGCACCAGGCCGGAACTTTCCGTGGTACGACGTGTCCGGGTTGGACGGGTCGTGCAACGGAACAGGGCTGCCGACCACACGGGTGTCAACACCGCTTGCGCCGAGCGCGGAGGCCAGACGGTATGTCGCCTGCTGGCCCTGCGGAACCGCACCGGCTTCGGTGTTGAAACTCTCAGGGGTTTCGGAGGACAACCGTTCGCCCTCAACAGCACCAGCCGGTTTGACCTTCGTGGTCCCGCCAGGAACCGCCGCTTGTCCAGCAGCGGCAGCGGCTTGCATGCCCTCCAGGCCAACGACTTCGGCCTGCACGTTGGGCGTCCCGTTCGGCGCGTCCGTGGTCACAACCGCAGCCGCGTTCGCCGGTTTGGTGCTTTGCGACATGCCCAACAACGTGGCGTCGAACTGCTCCTTGTCCGCGGCCAACACGGCCTTGCGCGCCTGCGCAGCGGACTTCCACTTGCGCGGGTTGAAAAACGCCGTTTTGCCATTGGTCAATACGACCGGCAGAAGGCCCTCGATAGCCTCCGGCGCGTCCTGACCATCCGTGAACAGCACAACCTTGCGCGTTGACTTGGGGTCCAACGCGGCCGCAACTTGGGCGTCAACCGTTTGTGGGGCGTCGGGAACGGGCGCATCCGGTGTGGCCTTCCCCAACGCCTCCGCGGTCGTAACCTTCGGCTTGGGCGTTGTCAAACCGGCGTTGGCCTTGTCCAACTCCTCCTGCAACGCAGCTTGTTCGGGCGTCTGCTCAAGTGCTTTCCGCTTGGCCTCGTTGGCCTGTTCGAGCGCGGTGAGTTGAGCCTCACGAGCGCGACGAGCTTCTTCGGCCGCGAGTTCGTGGGCCTCTTGTTGGGCCTTCTGGAACCGCGTTGCGAACGCCTGTTCCTCCTGAACCTTGAGCTGCTCTTCGCGCGACGGGAACGCCTGTTTGCCAGGTCCTTCGCGCAGGGCCTCGGACTTCTGCTTGTTGAATGGCTGCATCGTCTCGGGCAGGATCTCACGCCCGGCGATGCGGTTAACGGCTTTGCCCGTCCAAGGGTTGTTCCGGTTCAACCCGAACGCGGCTGCGGCGTCGATCGCCGCACCTTCCCAATCAACCGGTTTGCCCTCCGCGTAGTTGCGCACGATCTCCGGACCGCGTGTTCCGGCGACCATGCCGGCGCCCAACGCGGTGTTGACCACGTGCGCCGCGTCGCCGGTTTCGGCAGCCAAACGCGTTGCGTTGCGCATGCCGAGCGCAGCCGTGTTACCAGCGAACCGGGCAGTTCCTTGCAACCCCGCGATGCCGGGAAGTCCGAACACGAGGTTCGGAGCAAGGTTGCCGAACTGGTAAGCCCTCGGATGTTGGGCGATCATCTCGTCCAACTTGAGCTGTTCCTCGGGCGTGCGTAGGGCCTGTTGGCCCATGCCGGCGAGCACAGAGGACCCCAGTCCAACGATACCAACGCCAGCCGCCAGGGGCCAACCGGCGACGCCAGCGGCGGACAAACCGGCCTCAGCCAACAACCCTCCAGCAAACCCCGCCGCAGCCGGCAGCGCTCCGTGCGCAACACCGGTGCCGAACGCGCGTTCAGTGGAGTACTGTGAATGTGACTGTTGCGCGCTCAAACCCGACGGCGTCATGCGCGGGTCCATCGCGGCCGCAGTGCTTTGCGACAACTGGCGGTCCGAAACGGGGTCGCGAGCGGCACCGCTAAAGCTGAACCCGCTGTCGATCGGATCGACCTTGCCGCTGCCGTCTGGCAGCCGGGTCAGCTTGAACTTAGCCGGATCGTACCCGTTCTGCATCAAAATCTCTTGATCAGTCTTAGCCATAACGTCTCCTTATTGCATGCGGTTTGCGGGGATGATACCACCGGCGCCGTACGGGCTGACCGTTGGCGCGTTGGGGCCCATCGGCGAAACGCCGTTGATGCCCTTACCAAACGGAATGTCCGTGCCCGGCAACGTGCCGCGGCCGTACACTGTCGGAACGCCGAACTGTTCGACCTCACCGGTTCGCGTGTTCATACGCCAACCGGGCGCACCGGGAAGGGCCGCATAGTGTCCGTTCGCAACGTTGGCCGCCATGGCGTCGAGGTTGCGAATCTGCGCCTCTAGGTGTGCACGCTGTGTTGGTGACAGACTCGCATTGTTGTTGATCTCCGCGCGGATCTGGTCAGCCTGCGCTTTCAACTGTTCGGTCTGCGCGTTGGTGTGATCCAGTTGAGACTGCATCAACTGCGGTTTGTGTGACACTTCGTACAGGTTGGCCGCATAGGGCAAACCGGTTCCGAGCAGCGCAGCTTGGTCACCGGCCAACAACGCTTGTGCGCGGAGGGCCTGTTGCTGGCCGGTTCCGTAGTACCGCACCGAAGGGCTGTTCGACATGGCCATCGCGTCTTGGTGTTCAAGATCGCCCTGCTTGATCCGGCGGTTGGCGCCGGCTTCAAGTTCCTTGCCGCGAACACCTTCGTTGGTCTTGAACGTTTCCCGTTGGATCATGTCACGCGTCGTCCGACCGCGCATCGTCTCGTCGTTGGCCAACATCATGTTGTTGCCGTACTGGCCCAACGCGAGTTGGTTGTTGGCCTGCATCGCCTGCCGGCCGTAAACGCGGTCCCAGAAGTCGCCACCCGTGGTTTGAAACTGCAAACCAGGGTTGGCGCCATAGACCTGCGACATCGGTTGGCCTTCGCCGGTTCCCTCGACACCGGGAGCGGACGGCACGGTTGCACGCAAATCGCCCTTTCCGAAGATGGCGCCGATCCCTTTGAGGATGTTCGAAAACGCCTGCGGGTCGATCTGTTGATATCCTTGCATTGGCATAGTAGTATAGAGTAGTTGGTTGTTTACACACCCGCAAACGCACCGACGGCACTGGACGCCGTGTTGATGTCGGCGTTGATCTTCTCGCCCGTCTTCGGCCGTTTGACCTTGGCGTCGTTCTGTGCGTCCTGAACGCCGTAAACTCGGTCGAGCAGTTGCGACCCGAACGTGTTCGTGGTTTGTGATAGCGGTGTAATGCCTTGGAACTGAGACAGGCCTGGGTTGGACCGGTTCTGACCGAGGAACTGTGAGTAGTCCAGACCGGGCAGTTTCAACCCTTGCAACGTCTGCGCCGCTTGGCTGATTCCTTGGCCGTAGGCGCGCAAGCGGTCCTGACCGGCCGAGCCGAACGACATGGCGTTTTGCAGTGTCGCGTTCGGACTCGGTGCTCCAACCGCCGAACCGGTTCGTGCGAGCCCGCGGTTGATCTGTTCCAACTCGGACCCGTTCAACGTGGGCGACAGCCGCGACATGTAGTTCTGCAAACCACCTATGGCCTGATCGCGGCCAGCGTAGTAACCCGGATCAGCCGCGCGGTTGAGCCCACTGGCAAGTTGCGGCGCACCCGCAGCCTGCAACGCGTTCAACTGTGCGATGTTCGTGTTCGCGTCCCCGACGGCGCCAACGCGGTTGATGTCGACGCCGGCCTGTGCGAGTTGTGGTCCAAACGCCTGCAGCAACTGGATCATCAACTGGTTGTAACCGGGCGATAGCTGTTGCTGCGCGCTCAGTTCGGCCTGCCCTTGTGGCAGGTACTGACCGCGCAACGTGTCGAGGTTGTTGCCCAACCCCATGCCGAACCCGATGTTCGCGCCCCGCACGGATGCGTCGACTTGCGGGAGGTCGTCTTTGTTAAGCCAAGACATAATGTCTAAGTGTTAAGGTTCTTGTGGAAGATGTTTGTTGTACCGACGTGTGTGAAACCGATCTTGTGTGCAAACGGTGTAAGGTTCGACTCGTTACCGGTTAGGTAGATCACCTCTTTGTGGCCGCACATCCTGAGCATGTTCTCCACGGCCGGGAACACGGTTGCGAACGTGTCGCGCGGTGTGACCTCTTTCGTGTGCAACCACGCGTGGCAGGTTGGCGGCAGGTTCAACGACAAGTAACCGACGATCTTGTCGCCGCGCATCAACAGGTGCGACGGCCACGCCGGGTTGTGATTGTCCGCGTTGGCAGCAAGAACCAGTTGTTCGAGCTGCTCTGGACGTGTAACCGGAACGATGCGCAAGTGGTTCATGAATAAACCTGTGCCTTAGTGTCGAACGGAATGTTGTCCTCGTCGTCCGTGTAGATGTCGATCGTGGAGACTTCGGCGTAGCTGTTCCAGCGGATCCAACACCCAACGCGTTGGCTGCGTCCAGAGTCCTCCACATTGAACACGGCAACCTTGTCCGACGTGTCCGTGCAAGGGCCGAACGGCAAACACTGGTAGACCGACGTTGGCGTCGCGTTCGCAGGTAGGATGCGAGATCCGGTGTACGACTTGCGCGTGTCGTTGAGGATGGTCAACTCGACCGTCGTTTCGCGGTCGAGGAACATGAACATCATCGTGACCCGTTTGGCCTTCTGCTGCTGCTCCTCTTTCTCGCGCGCAAAGTCGCCGGCGTAGATGGCCGGCGTGTAGGTGTCGCTGGCGAACATCTCCAACACCTGCGAACAGTGCGTAACGGCGAACAACCGGGACACCGTTGGCGACTGAACATGCACGAACGAGTGGATGCGGTCGCGGATCGTTGGCGTCGTAGTTGTGAACTCTCCAGTGTTGGAGATTTCCGGGAACATGTCGAGGCTCACGTAGCGCCCGCTTGGCGCCTCCGCCGTTGGAACGTTGTCGTAAACCAACACGCCGTGGCCATAGATTGTGTCAACCGCAAACAGCGTGTAGTCGTTGTACCAGATCGACGCGCCGGTTTCTTGGATGATGTTGGTCTCCTCGTTGCCCTCGCGTTGGCCAAACAGGGTGTGAACCTGCGCCGCCAACGGAACCGACGACGACTGGATCTTGCTCTGTGCGGTCGCGTTGAACGACCGGATGCCGCGCTGGCCAATGATCGCGATGTCGCCGTTGACCGGCGAGATGCTGTACTGTGTCACCGCGCCAACTGGCCCGATGTAGATGTCGTCGCGAAACGTGGGTTCGCCGAACAGGGTCATTTCGTAGTTCGGAACGACCAACCACGACTGCTTCAGCGTGCAAACGAGGAAGTTGTTGACGTTGTTGGGGATCGCCGCGAGGGCCGTAATGCGGTCGAAATCAACCGCGTGCGCAACAACGCGCGCTCCGCCGTCGTCCTCTTCGGATAGTTTGTTGCCGTCCTCGTCGACCACAACCATAAAGTCCAACGGACGGCCGGACACGCTGTGAAAGATCAACCGACCGTCTTCGTGCGGGCGCGGAGAGCGGCCGACGATGTAGAGCTTCTTGCCGACGTACAACATCTGGTAGCCGATCGGCACGTACTCAGGGTTTTCCGGCGTCCAGTGTTTGTAGTCCTTCGCGGCGCGGCAGACGAACTGTCCGTCCGTGATGATGTCTTGGTGGATCAACATCGGCTTGTTGATCCCGTCCTGAACGATCACGCACGGCAACCCACCGCCCTGTTCGGAGTAGAACCCGTTGCGCAGTTGTGGGATCTGGTCGACGTAGTTGATCCCGCCGGCCTTGTCGCCGGCGACCTTGAGCTTGCGGGTGTAAGCTAGGACCGACAACGGCACCGTCACCGTGAACACCTCTTCAACATCGGCCGACAGGTGGTAACCGTAGAGCCTTGTGTAGCTGTCCTGATCTACGTCAGAGTAGTCCCGCACCCACGCGTAGCCGTCGGCGATGACGATGTGGATCGCGCCCATGGCCGCTTGACCCTGAACGTTGACCCACCGGTTGTCGGTTATGTCGGCCGGGTTGGGCACGGAGAACAGCGTGTTCGAGCGGGATCGCACGTTGATGCCCAACGGGTAGGCCCCGTCCAACCGCTTCGAGTTGTCGCGCAGGTCGGCCCGCATCCCGGCTTTGAAGTTGTCGAACTTGTACTCCATAGCGGTTAAGGGGTTAGGACGCTGAACGAGCCGTGGTTGCCGAACCGGGTGTACGGGTTCTCAAAACAACGCTCGTAAACACCCTTGGCAGGGTGTGGCATGATGTTCATCGGCGTGTGCTTGCCGGCGAGGAACTCCGCCGTGCGCGCGTTCAGGTGTTCCTCCACCATGCGGCGGGCTTCGAGCCGCACCTTCTCGTCGCGGCTGTGCTGGGCCACAACCTCGTTCACGATTGCGAGGTCGTAGTTCGGGCACTGAAACTCGTCGGTATCTTCGGACAACGGAGTGAACACGGGTTTGTACAGGATCTCGATGATGTAGTTCTCGGTGGGCGAAACGAGGCGCACAAACGAGTTGTCGCCGACCTGCAACCGCAGAAACCGTGCCACAAGCATGTGATTCGGGATCATCGAGAGCAGCACTTGGTCGGTCTGCGTGTAGATGCTGACGTTGGTCGCCGTCGTCGTGTTCTTGCGAATGCTGCTGATCTGGCGGAACACGGTCGGAACTTCGACCTCGGTTTGACCGGCAGTTAGCGTCACGCTTGTGGCGGTCTGCTCCGAAAACGGAGTTGTGCCAGTGATCGTGATGACGACGTCCGTGGTCAGTGCCTGCGGAACGGTAATCAACAACGGCCCGCCGGACGTGATCTCGCGCACGGTGGACACGTAGCCGATTTCGCGGAACTGTTTGTAGCTCACGCCTGACCACGCGTCGTAGTGGTAACGCGGCTGCATCGCGGTCATCGTGATTGGATTGCGTTGGTCGTACGCCGGACGACGCGCAGCGCGCACTGTGTTCACGTAGTACGGGAGCGTGACCTCTTCCTCGTCCTGGTCGAACGCGAAGAACTGTTCGCGCAACGAGTAGACCAAGTCGTGTTCGCGGTAGAGCTTTTCCGCGGCCTTGTTGATCTGGCGGACCAGCCACGTCCGTTCCTTGGCGCTCCCGTCGCTAGCACCTAGGTCCGCGCGCAGGTCGGCAATGATGTTCGAGAGTGCCATAGGTGTTTAGAAGTTGGAGTAGACGAAGTAGACGTTCCAATTGCCAACGGTTACAGCCTCGTTATCACGCGTGGATTTGTTATGGATCAACGGTGCAGCTGCATCCTTCTCTTTGAAGATTGCGTTGAAACTTCCAGCAGAAGTGTCATACCACACCGAAACCCCGTAGTTCGCGGATGCAACCTCACCGCCGGAGAAGCTGAAAGCGTCGACTTGGTCTGTAGTCGCGTAACCGTTCTGTGCTGACGTTGGACTGCAATAGCAGTATATGATCTTTGGCGTAAACGTCAGCGCCGCAGCATAAGTGGTTGTAGTTGCCGACATTGTTGTCGCCGCGGTTACGGTGAACAGCGTCCTCCAAGCAACAGTGGCACCGTCACTCGAGGTTTGCAGTACTTGGTTCGCCGTTCCAGGTGTGACGGAACCTGCACTGACCGTAGCCGTCTCGAACGCGGTCGCACCGGCGTTGACACGAACAACCTGCAATGCCGTACCCGAGCCAACGGTCAGTTTGCTGAGTGCAACCGAACTCGCAGGGATCAGAGTTTCCACACCCGCTGCGACCCAGTTGGTGCCGTTCCACGTCGGTACGTCGTCAGTGGTTGCCGACGACTGCGTGACGTTGGCGAGGTTGACCACCTTGGTCACACCAGCGAACAGGTCCGTGGCCGACATCCACACGGCCGCGGAGTTGTCGTCGTTCGTGACCATCAACATGTAGGGGTCGGCGCCGGGTACGATCTTGCCAACCGTCACCGAGCTGTCGTCGACTTCGAGGTCAGCAAACTCTAGCGCAGTACCGGACGCGTTCACGCGGATGATCTGCAACGCACTTCCGCCGGTTGCGTCGAGCTTGTTGATGTTGACCTCTTCGTCGCCGATCATGTCGGCCGTGACGAAGCCGTCCGGCAGGGGCACGTCGACCCACGAGTCGGTACCGGTGTCGTAGTATTCAAACCACGAACCGGCTTCGTCGATCTTGATAAACCGCTCGAACACTGTGTTGCTAGCAACGTCAGGAGCGGGGTCGACGATCAACCACGCAAGGTTGCTTTCGAGCGTGGCTTCACGAACAGATTGGTTGATCTGTGTTCCGGTTACGGCATCGCGACCTGCGAGGTCGATGCCTTCAACGAGTAGATTTTGAGCGGCCATAAGTTTCGTTAGATGGAGTCTGCGTAAGTGGAATCGAAAGTGAGGGCGATGGTCTCTTCGGACACAACCGAACCTGAACCGGTCAACGCGAACACGGTGTCAACCGTGGTAGGCACTTCTGGATCGGTTGGTGTTGAGGTCCACGCGAGGTTGTAAATCGTGTTGTCGAGGATGTTGGTTGTCAACACGCTGCTCGCGTCCGCGTTGGAAATCTCCGTGTTGTTGGTGGTCCACACCTCGACCGTGAACGCGGCGGTGAGCAACTGACCTTCGTACAACGGGTAGGTGCAACGACCATCGGCGTGGTCGTACAACTTGTACCGAACGTGGTCCGACGTGCGGATGCACAACATGTAGTTGACGCCGTCAGGCGGGACGACTGGGTATGCCAACGTCCACGGCGAGTCCAGTTCGAACTGGTACTCGATCAAGTGGTAGCTTGCTCCGAGCCACTCAACGTCCTCGAACGAGAACGTCGGGATCGACAGCGTGATCCACTGACCGGCATCAGCCGACGGGCGCCAGCGTAGGTGGTAACGGGCAAGTCCTGTGTTAGCCATAAGATCGTGTTGTGTTAAACCTGCAAACCGCTCTATGAGGTGCTAGACGCTGCAACATTGAGCACCCTCGAACTCCGACCGGTCGCGTCTAGCACCCGAAGAACCGTCTAAGGTTGTTTACTCCTCGGTCCAGTACCACTCCACGTTGAGCGTGAGCGCGTTGGAGTAGGCCGTACCGATCTTGAGCGCGAACGCCTGCGTACCGCCGGCGACGAGCACAGGGGTTTCAAGCTCACCAGCGATGGCGAAGTTGAAGTCCACGATGCTGCCGCCCGTAGCGGGCGTACCAGTGATCGGCGCGAACATGGTCGCAGACCCGATGGTGCCAGTCACGGTGCCCTCAGTGGGCTCCGCGCTGTAGATGACGCACAGACCGCTCGAACCCGCTGCGCTCGAAGAGATCAGCGGAACCTGGGTCAGTGTGACAGCCGTTCCGGACGACGGGTTGGTGCTCAACTTGAGCAACTTGACGTCGGCGTAGATGGCCGCGGTGCCGCAGGTGCCGCTCACACGAACGCGCTGAAGACGGATGGTCTTCGAGGCGGACGCGGCGAGCACGCTGAACTGCTTCACCGAGGTCGAACCGATGGCCTGCGCGGCCGCGGTGCACGCGGCGTACGAGGCCTTCTTACCGCGGTCAACTCCACGGGAGTCGACGGCGTTGACATAAAGCGCTTTGGACGTGGAACCAACCGTTGCGCGGGCGGTGGACACACCGGACTTGATGATTACTGGCATACTATTGTTCTGCTAACTGTTAGCCTGCCGCCGTTTTCCTTGTCGCGCGGCGGCAGAGTGGGTGCGACTTAATGGAAAGTGTTTAGTGTTGGCCGAGGGCGAGGTTGAGCCCGTCGAGCGCACCGAGAATTGCTTGTTCGGCGTATGCCGAGTTGTGGAGGTCGACCGTGCGGCCGGACAGATCGGCCGCGAGGATCGCGCCGGTGACGATCAACACGCCGCGTTCGCCGTGGAGAACCTTGAAACCGGCGTTCTGAAACGCGGCTGCGAGTTGCGCAACGTCCCACTGTTTGCCGGCGACGAGCGTGGCGATGATGACCCGCGCGCGTTCGAGGTCTGCGCGAGCCGCAGGGTTGGACTCCAAAACGCCGGCGGCCGACCCGAACGCCGCCAAACGCGCAATCTTGTTGACCGTTTCCGGCGTGATGGAGGAAGTCCCGCCCGGTGTGGTCGTGCAACCAACCAAACCGGCAAGGGCGAGGACGAGTAGGATGTTCTTCATTTTTTCAATTTCTCTTTGATTTTGTCTGGATCAGGAAGCACTACGCCTGTTGCTGTTTGCTGAAACTGATGAGTCCATTCCCGTTGGTCGTCGAGAGTCCAGCTCCGCCGGAGTATTGCGTCGTGTTCGGCGAGCCGCGCGAGGGCTCCGTCGAGCAGTCGCACGACATAGATCACTGCGACGACGATGGTACCAATAAGTGACAGTAACACCGGGAGTGTAAGAGCGATCCGTTGTGTTTGCGGATCGAGAACTCCAGCTTCGTGTGAAGCATTCTTTGGAGGCATCTGATCAGGCCTTTCATTTTGTCGTGTTTGGTGCGGGCGTTTACAGTGCGCTAATGCTGGCAACGAGTGACGCAGGAGACTTCCCGCTCTGCGCTTTATGGATCAACGCTTTGCGGATCGCTTGGCGGTCCGAATCGCTGAACCCTGCGAGCGTGAGCCCGTTGGTGTCTGCGACGATGTTGTCGATGTTGGTGAGGTGCGTGGACAGTACCTCTTCGCCCAACAGCGTCTGGTAGCTGTTCTTGATGTTGATGTTGGTGTCGAACGGCAACTGGACTGCGCGTCCGATGTTGCGTTGGACGATGTACTGGATCATTGCCGTCTTGTCGTCGGCGTCCAGCGTTCCGGAGACGTTTACTGCGAGTGTGATGGTCATGGTAGTGTTAGTTCGTGACGAAAAAGTTGACGCGTGTTTCAGCGGTTGGGGCGACGCCGAGATAGATCGTGAACGAACCAGCGCCAGCAACAGCCTTCACGCCGGCCGCAGTCGTGTCGTTTGTGGCGATGGTGCACATGATGATCGAGTTGGCTGTGACCAGCGAGTTCGTGACGACGAGCGATGTAGCAGCGGCCGCGAAGTTCACGGAGCCGGTCACCTTGTCGATTGTCTGAGCACCCGTGGTTCCGCCGGCGGTTACGGTTTTTGGCAGGACTACGTTGCCCGCGGAGATTTCAAGAGCCCTAAAGTCAGCCGCCGCGGTCAGCGTCGGGTTGACGTAGATCCCCCTAGTTACACCGCTAGCCCCGCCGGTCTGGTTGATTGTGGGGGCAATCTCAAAATGATTATAAATTCCAGTTCCGCTAGTTGGTGCAAACGACCTTATTACATATAGATTTCTTTGCGTTCCAGATGTCTGCGTCATGTTGGAACCAGAAAACGTAGTTCCAATATCCCCAGCCGTATTGCTGTAGTTCCACAGAGTTAGCCCTCTACCAGCATTTGACGTACTTGAGTATGTAGACCCAGTGCATGGAAATATAGCTGGAGCCGCAGATGATCCAGCGGATCCAAACCAGATTTCGGAGCTGCTGTTAATTCGCAGCGCGGTGGCAAACGAATTCTGTGTAGAACCTGTAGTAGACGAACGTGCAATTTGAAAATTGAAAGCACCGCCAGGCCCCGTTCCTGTTCCCGCGGACGCTTTCTGCATAAAGTCTACCCCCGCCGTATTACTCGTCCCCGCCACCACAGACTGCACCGACAGCGTCTGCGCTATGGGGGATGCGGCGTCGGCGACACCTAGTTGCCAGTTGGCAGCGGCTTTGCGGGTAAGCAGAGTGTCGTTGTTAAGTCTGAAATCACCGGTGGAAGATGCGCTAAATGTCGCTCCGGCAGCTAATATCACGGAGCCGCCAGCCGTAATGTTTGCCTTTTGCGTCCCATTAACACTCCAACATTGGAGGTCTCCAGCGAACGCCGCAGGAGCCTGAATCTCCAGCATCGTACCAGACGTGCTGAGTCCTCCAGAAGTGCCACCGCCGATCTTAACCAACCCCTGCGTCGTGCTCGCACTACCACCCGTTATCGGCGTCCCCGTAATACTCACCGCCGGCGCGGACAGGGCGCCGTTCGCGCTGAACGTCTGCGCCAACGAGAACGTGTTCGCCAAGTTCTGGCCGGCGAAGGTGAACGAAGCGTCAGGAAGAGTGAATGTCCGATCCGCAGTGGCCGTCATCTCGAACGAACGGCTATACGTGTCCGCCGCGTTGCGCCACGAGAACTTGCCCGTCGCGTTGGCATAGAGTGCGAATCCAGAAGCCGGAGCCGCTGGTGCGCTGGATTGCGTAGGCAGCGAGATGAACCCAGCGCCACCGGTTCCGGAGATCGCGATCGAGGTCTGCGTGGTCGAACCGGACGTGGCTGCGAGCTTGGCGTCAGCGACATTCTGTTTCGTGGCCACGTTTGCGGCCCACGAATCGGGGTCGCCGAAACGCGGCAGGACTGGTAGTGTGGAAGACTCGTTTGGCATAAGTATCTAAGTAGTTATAGTAGGAAGTACGTGAACGTAACCTGTAGAAATGCACTGTGAACCGTCGAGCAGATGCCATTGAAGAAGACTGCCGAGTTGTTGGTCACATCTACCCCGTCCGCAAGGACAACGAGCGTCTCAGACCGGTCGATGTTGAAGTCGACTGTACCGGTTCCAACAAACAGGCTCTTGTGCGCAGTGAGGTCCGTCGTCGTGAATCCGGCAGACTGGAAATGGTTGGGGTCGATCCAGCCGGACGACCCGACACCATCATAGGTCCCATCGAACGCAGACAGGTGCTGGGGGCCGCGACTTCTAGAGGTAGACAGAAGGTTGAACTCTCCAAGACCGTCGAGATTGAACGACAGACTCGTGTCCATCGAAATCGTGTACGTGTGATCCACGGAGTCGTGGTTCTCACCCTGCAGGGCTCCACTCCACGCGAGGTTTGTAGACGCTGACACGCTGACGAGCAGCTTCTCCGCCGGATCGAATTGGGCGCATGGCGAGTTGAACGTCCAGTTCCCCGGCTTGTAGCAGACGCCATGTGGATTGAATGTCGGGTTGGCTGGATAGGTGGTGCCTAGGTTGCGGACTTCCGTTTCGACGTAGCGTAGCCACACACTGAACGCAGAAGCTGTGGCTGGAACGACGTATACAAAGTGCTGTACACCATTGATCACTAGCATGTTGTAGTCTGTCTGAAAGCTTCCTTGGTAGGGAGTATCCGCCGAAGGATCGAGAACTTTTTGCGTGTGATCCTCAGCTCGTAGTGTGTTGAATGGGACTCCTGCTTGCAACCCGAAAGGGTACGCATTGGCGTCCACGTGTACCGGAGTCACGATGACTCTCGCCTTCGCTGTTCCAGTCGCGGAGAACTGCAGCTCTTGGTTGCGTGCGACCGTGCAAAGCCTTGTGGACGGCCCAGCGACTCCGCCGTGGGTGAGTCCCAGAATGTCTTCGGCCGTGAACTCCGTTGGAAGGGTGCCGTCCCAGTCACCCCAATAGATACGGAAGTACGTGTTGACTGTGACGTCGAGCGACGGTCCTAGGTTGTTCTCTGGGTAGTTCGGATCTTCGGTGAAGGCGCTCCAGCCGTCGATCCAGACACGGGTCGGCCCAAGAATCGAGTTCTGAGCTGGGGTGCCACCCCATTCACGTCCAGTGTACCCGTAGTCTCCGACCGGGTTGCCTGCCGCATAGGAGGGAATCGAAACGTCGTACGAGCCCGGGTAAAACCCGATGTGCTCCATGTAGAACGTCGCGCCGCTGACTGCGGGCATCGTGAACGACCACGGGTCACCCCAGACGAAATCAGGAAATGTAGGGGGCTCCGGCGGCGGAGGCAAATACGGCGGCCGCGGTTGCGGCGTAACGCGTTCGCGAACCGCGCACACGAGCGCCGGTTTGAAACCGCTGGCCACAACAGCACGAGCCGTCGGAACATAGTCCGGCGGCTTGACGAAGCAGGTGAAAAGCTCGGGCACCAAACGGGTTGCGCGCGGCGCAGGAGTTGTACCGTCGAGGATGTCGACGGAGGGGGTGACACGCGACAGTGTGGATGTGGGTTCTGGAGCTTCAGCAGCTGATTCATAGTAAGTCAATGTGACATTGCCGCCTGCTAATGTCTTGGA